AAACTGATACCGTACAACGGTGGGCGTATAAAGATGCCGTCAACAAGTAAAAAACAGCACAATTTCATGGAAGCGGTGGCCCACAATCCATCGTTCGCCAAGAAAGCAGGAGTCCCACAGTCTGTGGGAAAAGATTTTTCAAACGCCGATAAAGGCAAAACTTTCAAAAGAGGTGGTGACATGAAAGAATCCAAAGCAATGGTCGGTAAAGAAGTGTCTTTTATGAAGAAAAAAGGCGCTCCTGCTTCCATGATCAAGCATGAAAAAGCTGAGATGACGGGCATGAAAAAAGGTGGCGCGGCCAAGAAGATGTCTTCTGGCGGCTTTACCCGCTCGGCTGATGGCATTGCCAAAAAGGGCAAGACCCAGGCTAAACAGATCAAAATGAACAATGGCGGCAAAGCCTGCTGAAGGGTTCAAAATGAAAAAGATGAAGCGTTACGATGGTGAAGATGGAAGCATGGTGGAAGGTGATGCATCTGTTGCCGAACAGATGGAGAAGATGCCCACTAAGAAGCAGAGCTTCAGCGAAGCGTTTGCCGCTGCCCGTGACAGAGGTGATAAAGACTTTGCTTGGGAAGGTAAACCTGGCATGAAATTCAGCACCAAAATGCGAGAAGACAAGCCTGCACCCAAAACAGAGTCAGTCACCAAGACAACGGTCAAGACCGAAGCTCCGGCTCCTAAATCATCTGAGCCTGCAAAAGCTGAAGAGCCGACAAAGTCCCGTGAGTTTTACCGCGACATGAGCGGCAAGATGCGTGAAAAAACCGCATCAAGCCGCCCTGATCTTGGCGCAATGATTGGCTCCGGCGCTTCCAAACTGGGTAGCTTTCTTGCCAGTGGGTATCAAAAGCCTGAGAAATACATGACTGCCACAGAAAAAGAATCCAAAATGAGGGCCGGATCAAGCTCTTACGCCAAAGGCGGTTCAGTGTCATCCGCTTCTCGCCGTGCAGACGGTATTGCTCAGCGGGGTAAAACTCGCGGAAAGATGTGCTGATTATGAAAAAATATGCTCCTGGTGGGTATATGACCCCGGAAGATGTAGAGGAAGAAAAAGCCGCAAAGAAAGCTGGAAAAGCTTATGATAAAGCCATGCCAGAGGCTGACGCGTCTTTTGGTCAATTAAAAATATCAAGTAGGCATGAAGGTGTTCCAGCCCCAATTTCTAAGGAGCGCAGCGAGTTTGATGAGGACATCAAACGAGCAAAAGAAGGCTTGGCCATGGAAAAGGGTGATGACACCGTCTACAGCAAAGAGCGCGGTCTTGGCCCTGGTATGGCAGCCAACCGCCTGGAAAAGCGTGGCGTAGATATTCCCGGATTGGTGGGGAAGCGTGTGCGTAACGAATCTGTAGGGATGAAAACAGGCGGCAAGGTGTCAGCATCTTCTCGCGCTGATGGCTGTGCTGAGCGCGGCAAGACCCGGGGCAAGATCATATGATGTCCAGCCGTGGCATGGGTGACATTAACCCGTCCAAGATGCCCAAAGGCAAGCGTAAAGCTCGCCGGGATGACACTGACTTCACAGAATATGCTGGAGGCGGTGAGGTTGGCCTTTATGCCAATGTCCACGCGAAGCAAAAAAGGATAGCCTCTGGGTCAGGTGAGCGCATGCGCAAACCAGGATCCAAGGGCGCTCCGACAAAGCAGGCGTTTCTCCAATCTGCTAAGACGGCGAAAAAATAATGGCATACACATCCGGTGCAACCACATTCGATCCAGATCTGACAGAGATTGTGGAAGAGGCTTTTGAACGAGCCGGGAGAGAGTTGCGCTCTGGATATGACCTGCGCACAGCGCGGCGCAGTTTAAACATCATGTTTGCCGATTGGGCCAACCGTGGCATCAATATGTGGACGATTGACACCGGCATGATCACCTTACAGCAGGGTGTAAACACATATGCCCTGCCAAACGACACTGTGGATCTGTTGGAGCATGTGATCCGCACCCAGGCAAACAATGCCGCTACGCAGTCTGACTTGACGATCACTCGCATTAGTGTTTCTACTTATGCAACGATCCCAAACAAGATCACCCAAGCCCGCCCAATCCAAGTGTGGATTCAGCGCATGGATGGCAAGATTAACTCCATCAATGCCACCACAACTGCATCAATGACAGCAACGGCAACTACCGTTGCCATTACTGATGTGACCCAGCTTCCAGCGGCAGGATTCATTAAGCTTGGCGATGAGGTGATCAGCTATGGCTACATCACCCAAGACACCAATGCCATCAGCGGAACGCTGAATAACTGCGGCAGGGGCCAGCAAAATACCATTGCCGTCAGCCACGCATCTGGAATTGCCGTGTACTGGACAAAACCCCCGGCTGTGACCGTGTGGCCTACGCCAGATGGCTCACAGACATATCAGTTTGTTTATTGGCGCTTGCGCCGTACCCAGGACTCTGGCGGCGGTGTAAACGTGATGGATGTGCCATTTCGCTTTTATCCATGCATGATTGCCGGGTTGTCGTATTACATTGCCCAAAAGATCCCCGAAGGAACTCCACGGCTGGATATGCTCAAAGCCTCATATGATGAGGCATGGCAGCTTGCCGCCTACGAGGATCACGAAAAGGCCGCAGTTAGATTTGTACCCCGTCAGAGCTTCATTGCCAGCGGGAGTGCCTGATGGGCAATAGGTTTGCTTCTGGCAAATTCAGCATTGCGGAGTGTGACCGATGTGGTCAACGCTATAAGCTCACACAGCTTCGCATGGAGATTGTCAAAACCAAGGTTTATCAACTTAAGGTTTGTGATGAATGCTGGGATCCAGATCAACCTCAATTGCAATTGGGCATGTACCCGGTGGATGATCCGCAAGCTGTAAGACAGCCCCGGCCAGATCTAACATATGTCACTGCTGGTTTAAACGGATTGCAGGATAATGAGACAGGCTTTGGAGGCTACCCAACGGGTGGCTCAAGGGATATTCAGTGGGGCTGGAGACCGATAGGTGGATCTAGCTTTTTTGATGTAGCACTCACGCCAAACTACTTGGTGGCAACGACAAGTGTTGGTACAGTCACGGTCAGTGTAACTTAGGAGCAGACATGGACAAGCAAGATTTAGCGCAAGACAAAGCCCTCATCAAAAAGGCTTTTAAACAGCACGACAAGCAAGAGCATAAAGGCGGCAAAGGCACTTCTTTGAAGCTTAAAAAAGGTGGCCCCACCAGCATGGATCGCAAGACATATGGAAAGAATCTTTCCCGTGCAATGAACCAAAAATCTGGGAGCAAATAATGGGCAAATTTAGCAAAAAAATAATGGGCAAAGAGGTTGGCGATGCCAACACCTATGCCGCACCTCACACCATGGACGGCAAGGCCGGTGTTGAGAAGCGCCCCAAGGCTCCCATTACCCGCAAGGCTAATTGGACTCCAATGGATGGCGTGAGCATTGGCATTAATGATGAAGTCAAAACCAGCGGCATCAAGATGCGTGGCGCTGGCGCGGCCACCAAAGGTGTGATGTCCAGAGGCCCGATGGGCTGAGGTTTTCTATGGCACTGACATATGCTCAGCTTGTAGTCGCGGTCAGCGATTATTGTGAAAACACGTTCAATACAACGGACATGAACACAATGATCAAACAGGCTGAACAGCGTATATACAACACAGTTCAGATTGCAAACCTGCGCAAGAATGTGACAGGAACAATCACATCTGGAAATAAGTATCTGTCATGCCCGGATGATTTCTTGTCTGTGTATTCGATTGCCGTTTACCCCAGTGGTGGCGGTTCTTATACATTTCTTTTGAACAAGGATGTAAACTTCATTCGTGAGGCGTATCCAAGTCCAACTGATTCCGGGACACCCAAGCATTACGCCATATTTGGCCCTCAATCCACAAATGTTAACGAGTTGTCGTTTATTCTTGGGCCAACGCCAGACGCAACTTACAGCACCGAGCTTCACTATTATTACTACCCAGAGTCCATTGTGACTGCGTCAACCACATGGGTGGGCGACAACTTTGACTCTGCATTGCTCTACGGAACCTTGTGCGAAGCTTACACCTACATGAAGGGTGAGGCTGATATGGTTGCGTTGGTCAACCAGCGTTATGTTCAAGCAATTGCTTTACTCAAGAACCTGGGTGACGGCAAACAGCGTATGGATGCTTATCGTGATGGTCAGACAAGGATCCCCGTATCGTGAGCATTGTCCAAACACAGACCACCAGCTTTAAGGCTCAGCTTTATCAGGGCATCCATGACTTGACCACAGATGTGATCAAGATCGCCCTGTATACAGCTAATGCCAATTTAAACGCTGACACCACTGTTTACAGCAGTATCAACGAGGCTTCTGCCACGGGTTATACGGCTGGCGGGGCAACAATGACCGGGATTGCTGTCAGCACATCTGGTTCAACGGCATATGTTGGCTTTGACAATGTATCTTGGACAGCGGCCCTGACGGCCCGTTGTGCCCTAATCTACAACTCAAGCAAGGGCAACAAATCGGTGGCAGTGTTGGACTTTGGTTCAGACAAAACATCGACCATCACCTTTTTAATCACGATGCCAGCCAACACATCAACCACAGCACTGATCAGGAGTTCAAATTGATAGTTACAACCACCAAAGGTGAAATGGACGATTCCCTGCTTGAGAAGCGGGAAGGAACCGTGGACAATGACAATGAACTGACCACCTGGGTTGAGTATTGGCTGGAAGCTGAACTTGTACATCGTTCTGCCCATGTCCAGTTAAAGAAAATGCCGGTATTTGCTGGCGCTGAAGCCGCATCATTAGGTTAAAGGAAACATCATGGCAAACACACA